ATAAAAAGAGTTACAAAGAGTTTAGGCAATGACGGAAAAGAACGTAAGATTTATGTCTCTCCAGATGCCAAGAATGTCAGTTGTATGTAATACATAGTGTATTATATAAATAAATAATACATAGTGTATTATATACATAGTGTATTATAAAATATACACGAAAAAAAATACTATGCAAGAAAACTTTGTAAAAATTGGAATCGTACCTAAAGGCAAATACTCTCAACAGAAAGTAAAGTGCCCAAAATGTAGCCACACTAGGAAAAATAAAAGTGACACCTCGCTTTCTATTAATCTAGAAGATGGCTTATATCATTGCCACCATTGTGGTTGGAACGGTTCTGTAAACCCTAACATCAATATGATTAAAGAAAAAATATACACAAAACCAACTACAAGTAATTTACAAAAAATAAACTCAAACGCTATTAAGTTTTTAAATGCTAGAGGCATTACAAATCAAGTTATAGAAAACAATAAGATTACGACTACAAAAGACGGTAAAAGTGTTGTATTCCCATATCTAAAAAACAATGAACTTGTTAATTATAAAACAAGAGGCATTAATAATAAAACATTTACACAAAGCAAAAACGGACAACCTATAATATTTAATTATGATCGTGTTGTAAATCAAGATTTTGTTATACTATGTGAAGGTGAATTAGATTCATTAAGTTGGGAGGTTGCAGGTTTTACTTACCATACGTCTGTAAATATGGGAGCACCAAACGTTAGAGACAAAAACTTAGATAAGAAATTAGAATGTATTACAAATTGTTATGAAGTGTTTGATAATGCTAAGGCAGTTTATTTATGCACTGATAATGACGAAAACGGAAGGTATTTAGAAGAGGAATTAATAAGACGTATTGGTGCTGAAAAAATTAGATTAATAGATACTAATCCGTATAAAGATGCAAATGAAGTTTTACTTAATGAAGGCATAGATTCTTTACTGCATAGATTTAAAAATGCTAGAGTGCCTAAAGTTGAAGGCATATTTGATGTTAGTGATATATACGATAGTATGTTAGACGGATATAAAAACGGTCAGGAACGAGGTTCTACAACACATATAGAAGCTATTGATAGGGCATGGACATGGCGTAATGGCGAGGTTAATATATGGACAGGTTATCAGAATGAAGGAAAAAGTATGTTTTTAAATCAGCTATCAGTATTAAAGGCATTTCATGATGGATGGAAGTTCGCAGTGTTTTCACCAGAAAATATGCCTATAAATGATTTTTTCCATGATCTTATAGAATGTTACATAGGCAAAAGTTCTGATCCTTTTTATCAAAACAATTACATGAGTGAAGCTGAATTTAAGCAAGGCATGGAGTTTATGAAAAAACACTTTTTTATTATATATCCAAAAAAAAGTTATAAATTAGAGGACATCTTTGAAAGAGCTAAGTTTTTAGTTAAGACAAAAGGTATACGTTCTTTAATTATTGATCCGTACAATACTGTACAACACAGGATGCAAAGAGGTGAAAGAGAAGATTTATACATTAGTAGATTTATGAGTGAGCTAAAAAGGTTTGCCGTAGAAAATAAAATCTCTGTTCATTTAGTTGCACACCAAGTTACACCACAAAAAGATGACAATGGTAGATATAGAAAACCAGATGTCAACACAATTAAAGGTGGTGGTACATTTGCAGATAAAAGTGACAATGTACTTTTTGTATGGCGACCAAATAGAGCATTAGATTTTAGTAATACTCAAGTTACATTTGGCAGTCAAAAAATAAAGAAACAGAAATTAGTAGGTTATCCACAAGACATTGAAGGTATAACTTACCATAGAAAATCGAACAGATATTATTTCAATAATCAAACACCCTTTGATGACGTTGATAATATCAGATGCGAAAACGAGCTAGAGTAGATGCTAACCAAAAAAAGATTGTCTCTCAAATCAGAGAGGTAGGATGCTCTGTCCTCCACACTCACCAATTAGGCAAAGGTGCTCCTGATATTATAGTAGGATATGCAGGTAATAATTATCTTATAGAAATTAAAGACGGAGATAAACCGTTAGCACAACAAAAACTAACACCAGACGAAATAAAGTTTCAAGCTGAATGGCAAGGTAATTATTATGTTGTGAATTCATTTGATAAACTTAGAGACATAATATTTAAAGATGAGCTCTAAGATATTAGACATATTAGCTAAGAGACACGATGAGTGGATTAAAATGGCTAAAAGCTTTAAGCTAAACAATAATGATGCAAAGGAGTTAGTTCAAGAGATGTACCTTAGAATGTATAATTACACTAAGGATGTAAATCGTATTATGTATAATGATAATGAAATAAATACATTTTACATTTATATAACATTAAGGAATTTGTATTACAGTAATTATACAAACTATAAAAAGAAAAAAAAGATTACTGTATTTACAGATATTGATGATGAAAAATACAATTATATTATTAATAATATAGCGTATAATGAAGACGAGATATTACACAATTATAATAAGAAAATTGATCTTGAGGCATTATATAATAAAATAGATAATATAATAGACGATTGGTATTGGTACGATAAAAAATTAACTAAGTTGTATTTGAATACCGAAATGAGTATGCGAGACATAAGCAAAGAAACTAAAATAAGTTTAAGTTCAATATTTAATACATTAACAAATGCAAAAGAAAAAATTAGACAAGAAAGCAAAGAAGAGTACAAAAAGTACAAAAGCTAAAGGTTTAGGCGATACAGTCGAACAAGTGTTAGAAGCTACTGGAATAGCTAAAGTAGCTAAGTGGGCACTTGGTGAAGATTGTGGCTGTGATGAACGTAAAGCTAAACTAAATTACTTATTCCCTTATTATCAGCCAGAGTGTTTAACGGAAGACGAATACAATATTTTAGATAAATATTATACTGAGGCAAAACCAACTGTAACGCCAGAAAAACAACAAGAGTTACTTACTATATACAATAGGGTTTTTCATCAAAAAATGAATTTAACAAGTTGTTCGTCATGCTTTAAAAACAACTTACATAAGAAATTAGAACGAGTGTATAAAGAATATAATATATAATTATGCCATTTTTAAAACCAAAGAAATACGAAGAGAAAGCTACGTTTATGGCAAGGTTCATGAACAATGCTAAAATGATCTTAGAATACCCAGATACTAAACAACGTTATGCAGTAGGCATGGATGTTTGGAAAAAGAATTTTATGTAATAGTTGTATAAGTCATTTCTTTTATTAACTTTGTAAGTGAATAACAAAGAGAATATGAAAGCAATACTTTATACACTAATTTTATTTACATTGTTTAACTGCTCAGATAACTGCGATTTAAGTCACTATCCTTCGGCTCCTTACTTTGATGAACCTTATCATGCAGAGTACGGAGACAATACCGTAAAATATATTTATTTATGCAGAGACGGTTCTAATAGTGAGGTTTACACTTACTATATAGAAGGAGGTTGTTGGGAGTATTACGTTTCATATCAGTATAACTATAATTGTAATTAATATGAAAGAACCAATAATCACACTAGACAATGAGATGCATGATAGACATGAGCTCACACAAAAAGCAATTCAAGATAGCTTTTATTATGGCTACTTAGCAAAAGCTTGTTTATCAAGTAGTGCAATAAGTCAACTACTTAAATCACCATTAGAATACTTAAATCAAATAAACCTGCCTACTGAATCAGATGCACTAGCTCAAGGATATTTATTTCATGCTAGTATATTAGAAGAGGATAAATTTAACGAGTGTTTATTCTTAGATGTTAAGACAAAGGCAAATAAAGAATATAAACTTGCCAAAGAAGAAAGGTGGGATGTCTTTACTGTAAAGGATAGAGACAAAGCATTAAGATTAAGAGATAGATTTTATAATTGTAAACCTGCAAGTGAACTTATAGAGAATAGTGAGTTTGAAGTGCCTATGGTTAATAATTTAATGGGATACCCTTTTAGAGCTAAGGCAGATGTTTTAGGTCAGTATTTAATAGATTTAAAGACAACTCAAGTTTTATCGGCATTTAAGTACAGTGCCAATAAATATAATTATGATAGTCAATGTTACATATATTGTAACCTGTTTGGTAAAAGTTATAAAGATTTTAAATACATTGTTATAGATAAATCACCAACAAATGAAATTGGTATTTTTAATGTCAGCGAAAATTTCTATTTTAGTGGTGAGCAAAAAGTTGAGTATGCTATAAAAGTATATGAAAACTATATTAAGAATGAATTTGATTTAGAAAACTACCTAGTAGAAGACACTTTATAAATGGAAAATGAATATTTAGATTACTTAGATTGTTATGAAGACACTCTATTATGTCTAAAGAAAAGAGTAATAACAGAAAACGAAATACCTATATTAATCGAGCAATACGAATTAGAAGAGCATTATGAATGTTGCAGTGCAATGTTACACGCTTTAGAGGATTACAAAGCTCATCAAAATTATTTAACATGATTTCACCAAAACACATAATAGAAAAAATAGTTGAACTATCTAGGATCAATGTATTTGAGAATACTAGAAAAAGAGAATATGTAGAAGTACGATCTTTATTAAATCATATACTTTATAATCACAAACGAATGACTTTGTTTAGAATTGTAAGAATATATAAAAAGTATGGATGGGAAGTTAATCACGCTACTATATTACATTCATTAAGAACTTATGAGGTTCATAAGAATTACAATAAAGATTTAATAGTATGGGAACAAAAGATTGTTGACAAAATAAACAAAATGGATAATTATAGTAAAAGAGAATATATTAAAAGCAAAGTAAATTATCTTAACAACAAAGACGTTGATGAGTTAACTATGGTTATTAGCAATATGGTTGATAAAGAATTACAGTATGCAGAATAAATACAGGAAGCTTTTACAAAAGGAATCGCCTAACTTATACAAGAGTTATGAGAATATTGTTGAAGAGCAGTTTGAACTCTTTGCTAAAAAACAATTAGATTATGGCATTAGTAATATAAGCACTGGTGCAAACTTAGAAACTAAGGAAGGTAAAGATTTTGCTTTACATGGTTTGTGGTTTAGAATGAACGACAAAATAAGTCGTTGGAAAAACTTAATAATTAAGAATCGTAAAGGGAATAACGAAACCCTCTTAGATACATATCAGGATTTAGGCAATTACTCTATTATATGCCAACTAATTAAAAAAGGTTTATGGAAGGAGTAGACAACGAAAACAAAAAGAAAAAAGACGGAAGAGCAAACAACGGTGCTTTAAAAGGTATTTACAGAGGACAAGGACGACCACCAAAGGCAAGAGAAAAAAAGCTAGGTAACTATGCTTTGGGAGCTATGAAAAAGGTGTTTGGTAGTGAAGAGAAGGCGTGGCTAGAACTAGCTAAACAAGCTCAAGATAGTTTCCCTCACATGAGATTACTTTGGGAATATAAGTACGGTAAACCAAAAGAGTTAAAAGAGTTAAATGTAAAAACAGAAGTTAACATCCCTATTATAGATTTTGCAGATAAGGAAAAAATAATTGACATTGAATCAGAAGATATAAAAGATGAAGAAACTAAACCTCAATAAAAAGTATCAAGCTTTATTTAACTCTCAAAGTCGTTACTTTGTAATTACTGGAGGGAGGGGTTCTGGAAAATCATTTGCTACAAACACATTCTTAGTATTACTAACTTACGAAAAAGGACATAGGATATTATTTACTCGTTATACTATGACCTCAGCAGGTATGTCAATTATACCAGAGTTTATAGAGAAGCTTGAGTTAATGGGCGTACTCGATCAGTTCACTGTAAACAAAACAGAGATCATAAACAATTTAACAGGCAGTTCAATATACTTTAGTGGTATTAGAACATCAAGCGGAGATCAAACGGCAAAGCTTAAATCTATACAAGGTGTAAGTACATTTGTGTTAGACGAAGCAGAAGAGCTAACAGATGAGGAAAGTTTTGATAAGATTGATTTCAGTATTAGGTCGAAGCTCGTTAAGAACAGATGTATATTAATTCTAAACCCTACTACAAAAGAGAACTGGATATACCAAAGGTTTTTTCAAAATAGAGGAGTGCCAGACGGACATAATGGAACTAAAGAAAACATAACTTATATACATACTACTTACCAAGACAACTTAGATCACTTGTCTAAATCGTTTGTTAAGCAAATAGATGTAATGAAAGTTAGACGACCAGAGAAGTTTAAACATCAGATTGAAGGAGGATGGTTAGAATCAGCAGAAGGAGTTATATTTAAGCATTGGAACATAGGTAAATTTAATGATGAGATAGATTCAATATTTGGCATGGACATAGGGTTTTCAGTCGATCCAAGTGTTTTAGTTGAGGTAGCAATAGATAAAGACAGGAAAGTAATTTGGTTAAAAGAACACTACTATAAAAAAGCATTAAGCACAACACAAATATATGAATTGAATAGACGTTATGCAGGTGGCAATTTAATTGTAATGGATAATAGTGAACCGCGACTTTTGTCTTCCATAAAAAACAAAGGATTAAATGTAATACCTACTATAAAAAAGAAAGGCAGTATTCTCGCAGGTGTCTCGTTAATGCAGGATCACCAAATAATTATAGATGATAAATCTGTGAATTTAATTCGTGAATTTAATAACTATACTTGGAAGCTTACAGGTGCAATTCCTATTGATAAATTTAATCATGGTATTGATGCCTCAAGATATGCAATTCAATATCTATTAACTAGATCAGTGCCACATGGTAGCTACTTTATTAAATAAAAAATGAAGATAGGAAACGTTTACATATTAGACAAGTACGAACAACAAATTGTTGAACTAAGTGCATATCAAAGAGATAAAAACAAAAGAGATACAGGTTGGCATGGTCATAAAACAGTAAACGAAACTGGAGAATTAGATTTAGATATTGTGGGGTTTGGTGCTGAGTTTATATTTTGTAGAGAACTAAATCTATACCCTGACTTTAAAATACATAATACGTCTAAAGTAAATGGCACTGACAATTATGATGCAATTTACAAAGGCAAAACTATTGATGTGAAAGTTAATAGAAATTATAAAAATCCTTTGATGATACCTGCCTATGCTAAAACAGATTGTAATTTGTTTGCTCTGTTTAGTTGCATATACCCTAGATATAGATTCGAAGGGTTTGCCACAAACGAAATGGTTTTTGATAAATCTAAACTGAGAATGACTAGAGTCATGGCTTATGTTACTGAAAAAACAGATTTATTAGAGATAACTCAAGTTTTTTAGTAAATTGTTATATTTATAACAAAAAATATTTAATTTGTTATATTTCTACATTTATTTGTCAGTTGGAGAATTAATTACTATATTGAACACAGTTCATTGAAATATTGTTTAACTAAAAACTAAAAACATGCAAACAAACAGATTTAAAAAATCTTTTGGAGGTAGAGAAAAGTTCTTTACTAAAAAAAGTCAAAAAACAAAAAAGAATCTTTATGTTGGAGATTGTGTAGTGAGAGCAATAGCACACGCTACAAAAAAACCTTATAAGGAGGTTTGGGATCAATTAATGGATTTGTCTAAAAAGACATTACAAATGCCAAACGAAGAAATTAATTATAGCTCTTACTTAAAGAGTATAGGTTGGCAAAAACAAAAACCTTTCAGAAATCCAAACAACAAAACTATAAGGGTTGCTCATTTTCCTGCTGAACCTAGAGGCAAGTATATAATTTCAACAAGAAATCATTTAACTTCTATTGTAAATCGTGTTCACTTGGATACTTGGGATTGTGGAGGATACAGAGCTAACAGTTTCTGGATTAAGAAATAAGAAGTAGGGGAGGGTAAAACCTCCCTTTTTTAAAAAAAGATTTGGTCAGTTGGAAATAATTAACTAAGTTTGTGTATAACTAATAAATAAAACCATGAAAACAAAGAAAGAAATCATTAACAAACACTTTAAACTAAAAAACGATTGGATACAAAAAAGTAATCAAAATCGTATGTTAGAACTATTAAGTAAACAATTTAAAACAAAGAAATTATGACAGTAAAAGAACTAATAAACGAGTTAAATAAAGTGCCTAAAAACCTACCTATTAGGGCAGATAACCTATACTCTGGAGACAATGAATGGGTTGTTGATGTAGATTATTCGATTAAAGGAGAATCAGGATATGAAACATCTGGGGAAGTAAGATTAATAACATCAATTTAAAAACAAATAATTATGAGTTGGATAGAAAACGAAACCTTTGACCATTACAGAAAAAGAGTAAATCAAATAGAAAAATCAATTAACCTATTAAGAAGTCATGGCTACACTGTTGTAGATTTAGAAGGCAAAATAATAGAAGAAAAAATAGAAC